CTTGCGCATCAGTACAGGTCTGTCCCCTGTATGTATGCTTTTGCGCGTGCGATGTATCAAGACAATAAACATGGCCTTACTGTGGATAAGGGTGCTGTTCAGGATTTCCTCCGATCTATGGGTGAGACAGGCGTCTTGCCAGAACTGAATGACTTTCCCGAACCTGATTACAGTAACAGCGAAATTTGGACCACTTGGACCGAGGTCACTGCTGGGAAAGCGTCAGATTTAGAGGTCGCATCAATGACTGGGCTTACCACGCTAGCCCAACACGGTTTTGACCTCCAGGCTGTAATTCCGCCCGCCTGGAGAGCCTAGTTGGCTCTCATTTTCGGCCCCGCCTCGGGGGGCCTTATAAATGCCGAGGCGGCACCTATAGCGCCGCGCCGCGTAGGCGCGAATGCCACACGCGATTTGCTCGTTTCAGTGTGTGGGTCCATGACTTCTTGGTCATCGTTGCGCGACGATGCCACGGATTCTGTAATGTGGCCGGTCATGGATGTAACTCTTTTGCAGTGCGTTTTGGTAAGTACTGCACCCGACTTAAAGTAAGCTCCGGAGTCGGGGAGACCTTATGCCTCAGTAGCCCTAGCTGTGGGTGAAGAGCCTGGTAGTTTGACCAACTTCACGGTGAGAGCGCCACCTTCCCGTTTGCGCAGCGGTTTTGTTTGAGCCTCTTGTAATTAGGTGGTTCATTCACGTCTTCCGGAGGAACCGGTTTTTGTCCAAGACAAAACCGGGGATATTGCGTTAGGCTAGCCTGGCCTGGTGCATGTAGGCGTTACTGCAGCAGTTCATCATCGTTGTTGGGTGAATATGCTGTGTAGTCGGTCGTGAATGACAAAGTGTCTACGGTTTTATTAATGTGCGCTCGTGTGACAGCAGCGAGCACGCCATTTTGGCGGTATGGTCCGGTGCCGGGCTCAAGGTGAGTCCTCTTCGAGAGGTTAAGCGAACGTTGTTACGTTTATCAGTGGACGAGACGAGCAAGGACGTTGTCTGTTATGGCTCGTGGCCGTGGAAACACCAAGCGCCGCTCTACTGCCGACAAGGTGCTCGCCCAGGGAACTGGGCGAGCCGTCAGCAGGGCTTTCGGCACTAACGGTGGCAAGAAGGTACGTACGAAAGGAAAGGTTACTCGCATTCCGCGCGAGTTGGGATTGCCACGTGGGGCATGGGATGCGTTTGCGAACGCACATGCACCCTTGCCTCGATCGGTTGGTCCATACACAGTAGTGAGGACGACGAGGTTGGTGACGAGCGACAGCCGGTTCATGATGTTCGGCACCTTTCAAAAGGAGGTCAGTGGAACCAAGTATTGGTCGAATGTTGTATGCGCATCTGGGAACAAGGGCTACACCGATATTGCCATCAACGCTCCTAATTCGACCGATTTCTTCATCACGTCGGCGCCAGGCGGGAACCCAACTTCGCCCGCCTCCGATTCTTTCACATGTGTACCATCAGCTATATCCGTGCAGGTGATGGGACAAGATTCTTTGCAGACATCTTCTGGACAATATGCTATTGCAGTTGTTCCCGCACGCATGGACTTTTATGCTGACAATCGTTCTTGGGACGAAGTTTCGAACGAATTTGTCGCTTATATGCGTCCTCGTTTGGTATCAGGAGGTAAGTTGGCAC